GTACTGGTGTGGTATTCACCCAGAAGTTTCACACGACCTTCGTGCTGAGACTGGTGCTGGTGGATGGCGTTTGCCTCACGAGTACAACTCAAATGAAAACATTTGGGCTGGAGAAATTGGTTCATATGAAGGAGCCTACTTCGTAGAGTCTGCTCGTATGTTCAACGATACTGACGGTGCTTCAAGCGCCAAGGTATACCGCACAATTCTTGCTGGTAAGGAAGCAATGGCTGAAGCCGTTGCTGAAGAACCACATGTAGTTATCGGTCCAGTCATCGACCAGTTAATGCGTTTCCGCCCAATGGGTTGGTACGGCGTTCTAGGCTTCAAGCGTTACCGCGAAGCAGCCTTGTATCGTATTCTTAACGGTTCATCAGTCGCTTAATTGATTGACTGAGGGGCAGGGGAAACCCTGCCTCTTGGTAAGTTCATTAAGGAGAACAATGCCAACCTACACACTTGTAACACCAACCCTAGAGCAGGGTCATATTGGTATGCATCGTTTGTTCACGCACTTTAAACAACGCACTAAGAGTTATACCATCATCCTTAGCGGTGGTGCTTACTCACTTATACAGTATCCAACCGAAGATGAGTTAGCAACTTACACTGCTTACTATATGGGTGGATGTCAACATACTGGAATTACTGATGCTATTAGAACAGCAATGATTGCTGACGGCATTGTAACTTCGGCTAACTTTACAACAGAGTAGGGACAAATGCACCAACATATTAGCAAGGTACTTGAATGGGGATTCGATAGTAACCATGATTTTATAGCAACTCAATACGGATGTGTGCTCTGTGATGAGACACAAGAAAAACCATTTGAGTATGAAGAAGTTTCTATTGACCACACTCAGTGTGACATTGATTGTTTCGGTTGCAAAGCCAAGAACCTTCAGTTAAATGCAGGTGATGCCAGAGGCGATGTAAACGCAAGTGGCACAACACAGAAGAAGTGGAACTCTGAACTCGAAGCATATCGTAGTGCTAGAGCACAGGGTATCCAGCCTAACGGTACGAAAAGAAAACAGATAGAAGCAGCGCATGATGCATCTGAAAGATTAGGTGCAGCATATGACGGCGGTACAATGGTACAAGCAAAAAAGTTAGACAAATCCACAGCCACAGTAATGCGAGAACTCAAGGAAGCAGGAATACAATAATGCCAATGGTCGGAAAAATGAAATTCCCTTACACAGCAGCAGGCAAGAAAGCAGCAAAGAAGGCAGCCTACAAGACTGGTGAGAAGATGGAATCTAAGGCTGAAAAGAAAATGGAAACTAAGATGGGCATGAAGAAGATGGCTACTAAGAAGACAGTCATGAAGAAGATGGGTAAGAAGAAGTAATGGCTACTCCTAAAACAAAAAGTGCGCGTCTTTCAAAAGCAGAAATTAATAAAATAAATGAAATATCAAAACAAAGAAAAAAGGTAGAGATTACTGGTACTGCTTCTACTAAGCCACGTGTTTCTGCTTCAATGAGTAAGTCTCAACCAGTAACTGTTGCTAAGTCAAAAGCAACTCCACCAACTAAGCAACAGGTAGCACAGGCTAAACTCCGTGCTGGTGGCAATAGTGCAATTATGTCAACAGCAAAACCAACTGCTAAGCCAAAAACAAAACCACCTGTTAAAAACAAGGTAGTTCAAATGCCTAGCAACATTAATCCATTTAAAATGACACCTGCTCAAAAGGCAGAATATCTTAAGAATCCAGAACGATATAACAAGTAATTAAGGTAGGGGACAATGGCTAAACAAAAGAAAGAAACCTTGGCAGTCGCTTGGTGTGACAATGGCATGGTAGATGGCAAGTTTATGGAAGGTGTTGTAGACACCCTTATAAACTCAGGCGTAGAGTTCTGTGGGTCACTACGTGCCCATGGTAATCAGATAGCACAGCAGCGAGAGATGTTAGTCAATCGTTGGTATGACAATAATAAATCTGATTGGCTACTCTGGCTTGACTCGGACATTATGATTACTCCAGAGAAGTTTCTTAAACTTTGGAATCGTAGAGATGCCGTAGATATTCCATTGCTTACTGGTGTTTACTTCACAAGTAATGAACCAGAGCAACCATTGATGAAACCTTTAGCAACTGTTTATGAGTTTGCTGAGGCAGAGTTTGGTATTGGGATTAGAAGGTTAGACCCACTACCAAAGAATGCCTTTATAAAAGTAAGTGCTGCAGGTATGGGCTTTTGTCTAATGCACCGCAGTGTAATAACAAGAATCAAAGAAGCATTACCAGGAGTTCCATTCTTTACAGAAGTAGGTGCCAATAAGCAGTTTACTGGTGAAGACATCTACTTCTTTGCAGTAGTAAACAAAGCAGAGATTCCTCTGTGGTGTGATACTGCTGCAACCGTAGGACATATGAAGCGATTCAATATGGATGAGAACTACTACGATGCTTTTGGTAGAGGTAAAGGTTATGCAGACTAAATATCCTTGCAAGTATGATGGTTGTGATAACCAGATGATGGTTATGGGTTATTGCGATACACACTGGCAAAAAGTCAAGACAACTTGGACACCAGCCGAGATGAAACACTATGACTAAATATCCTAACTGGTTTGAGATGACTGCAAAGGAAAACTTTGAGTCACAACTACTACCGCTTGCTGGCAAATTTGCTCTACGGTTCCTACAGATTGGCGCCTTTACGGGCGATGCAACTGTATGGCTAGTAGATAATGTACTTGTTACAAAGAACTCTGTGCTAGAAGATGTAGACATCTGGACTGGCTCAGACGAAGAAGAGCATAAGGATATGAACTGGCTAGATGTTGAACGTGTATACGATTCACGGATTGCCTTTCGCCCTAATGTAATTAAGTACAAAATGGACAGCAAAGAGTTCCTTCGTTCTATTGAGGAACCTACCTATGACTTCATCTACATTGATGGAGACCACACCGCAGAAGGCGTACTACAAGATGCTGTACTTGCTTGGAGATTACTTAAGCCAGGTGGGATTATGGCATTTGATGACTACCTATGGGAAGACCCTAGAGGTGTTGAGTTCCAGCCAGGCTGGTCAATAGATACCTTTGTAGGGGCAGTCAAAGAAGAATCAGAAGTTTTACTATCAAACTCACAAGTATGGCTAAGGAAAAATAATGACAGCAGCCTGGACACGTAAAGAAGGCAAGAACCCTGCTGGTGGACTCAATGCCAAGGGCAGGGCATCTTATAAGGGTGGCACGCTCAAAGCGCCTGTAAAGGCTGGAGACAACCCACGTAGAGCATCCTTCCTAGCACGTATGGGTGGAATGCCAGGACCAGAACGTAAGCCTGACGGCTCACCAACAAGATTACTTTTATCGCTTAATGCGTGGGGGGCAAGTTCTAAGGCTGATGCTAAGGCTAAGGCTGCGGCAATCTCTAAGAGAAACAAGGCTAAGAAATGAAGAAGAAATCTACAGTCAATGCTGCTGGTAATTACACCAAGCCAGGAATGCGTGCTTCTTTGTTTAAGAAAATTAAGGCTGGCTCCAAGGGCGGAGACCCTGGTGAATGGTCTGCTCGTAAGGCTCAACTGCTTGCTGTTCAATACAAGAAGGCAGGCGGAGGTTACAAGTAATGCCAATGGCTAAATCTCAGAAGTCTTTAAAAGACTGGACTGCACAAAAGTGGAAGACCTCTGATGGTAAGCCATCAAAAGGCAAGAAAAGATATTTGCCTGCTGCTGCTTGGGCTTCTCTAAGTCCTGCAGAAAAAACAGCAACTAATAAAGCCAAGGCTACGGGCAACGCTAAAGGTAAACAATTTGTAAAGCAACCCAAATCAATTGCAAAGAAAACGGCGGGGTATAGATAATGGCACTAGGCAAAGAAGGTAGCAGTCTTACTGCAGAACTTAATCGTCTTGCTGGTACAACTGGTAAGGCAGACCAAGGTGCAGCAAATGTTTATGCTAGTACATCTGGCTTAGGAGTTGTTGCAGCCCTTAACATTAAGGCTAGTAGTTCGCGTCAGCCTTCTGCATACAAAGGTCTTAATGCTGTATGTAATGAACTTGCTTCTACTACTGGTAAATCCGCAATTGCTGCACTAAGGAGCATAGACGTATAATGGCTACATTATTAAATATGATTGATGAAGTGTCAATGAATCTTTCAGGTTATACACTTCAACAGGACCGTGCTACTCACATTACAACAGATGTTGCTGCAACTGCTTCAACTATTGCAGCACCAATTACTTTATCTCTTGCATCTACTGACAGTGTAGGTAAAGGTATTATTGAGATTGATGAAGAATTGTTTTGGGTAGATAACTATGACCGAGTTGGTAACACTGCAACTATTGCTCCTTACGGTAGAGCATATCTAGGTACTACTCTTGCATCACATACAGCAGGTACTAAAGTTAGTATTGCTCCTACGTTTCCTCGCTTTGTAATTAAGCGAGCAATCAATGATACTATCAGCGCAATTGGCTCATCTATTTTTGCAGCCAGCACAACTACAATTACATCTAACTCTGCAGTCTCAGCCTTTAGGTTGCCTGCTACTGGTACTACGCTAAATATTCGCAACATTCTTTCTATTGCCTATCAAGCCTTGGGTTCAAGCAAAGAATGGATTCCTATTCGCAGTTATCGCTTTGACGGTAATGCTAACTCAACTGCATTTACTAGCGGTCAAACTGTATCTATCTATGACTACATTCCTTCAGGACGTAGCGTTCAGATTGCATATGCTACAGACCCAATTCCATTTACTAGTAACTCAGAAGATTTTGCAACAAAAACTGGATTGCCTGAGTCTTGCAAAGACTTAATTATTCTTGGTGCTACTTATCGTTTGCTGTCTAACCTTGACCCAGCACGTGCGTCAATGGTTAGCCCGCAGGCAGATGAAGTAGATTCCAAGCGTCCATACGGTTCATCTCAATCTCTTACTAAGCAAGTTTATGCTTTGTTTAATCAACGCTTAAATGAAGAAGTTAAGAGTCAGCAAGAAAAATATCCTATCCGCGTCCACTACTCCCTTTGATAGGCAGATAAATGACAACTAGAAAATACTCATCTCGAGCACAGCAAACTACTTTAACTAGCGGTATTACCTCTGGTGATGCAACCATGACAGTAGGTTCTGGTGCTAACCTAATGGGTGGCAGAACACCTGCAGTAGGTGAAACCTATACAGTTGTCATTGACCCTGATACGGCTCTTGAAGAAATTGTAGATGTCAGTAACTACGCATCAGGTAACACACTTACTATTGCTAGAGGCATTGATGGCTCTACTGGTGTAGCGCACTCTGCTGGTGCCATTGTTCGACATATGGTTATTGGTCGTGACTTGACTGAAATTAATAACCATACTGAGAATACAACTACAGCACACGGTGTAACTGGTGCAGTAGTTGGCACGACTAATACACAGACCTTAACAAATAAGACTTTAACTAGCCCAACCATCACTGGTACGGGTGCTATTGCTGGAACATTTACTGGCAATCTAACAGGCAATGTAACTGGTTCTTCTGGCTCAACTACTGGTAATGCAGCGACTGCAACAGCACTTGCTACTGGTCGTGCATTCCAAATCCTTGGAGACGTGGAAGCATCTTCTCAGACCTTTGATGGAACTGGCAATATAAACCTTACAACTAGCATTGCAACAGGCGTGATTGTTAACGCTGATGTAAATGCATCTGCTCAGATTGCATATGGCAAGTTAAATTTAACTAACTCAGTAGTTAATGCTGATATTAATGCCTCTGCTGCAATTGATAAGACTAAGATTTCAGGTACTGCAATCACCGCTGGTGATACTGGAACTGTAACTTCGACTATGATTCTTGATGGAACAATTCTTAATGCAGACATTAATGCTTCGGCAGCGATTGACTGGACAAAGATTGCTCCGTCCTCAACAGTGTCTGCAACTGAACTTGGATACCTAGATGGAGTTACTTCTGCAATCCAGACTCAATTAGATGCTAAGTTAGCAACTGCTACTGCAGCAAGCACATATGCTCCATTGGCAAGCCCAGCGTTGACTGGTGTGCCTACTGCTCCAACAGCAGCAGCAAATACCAATACAACTCAGGTTGCTACTACTGCTTATGTACAAACAGAAATTACAGACTTAATCGCTGCAGCCCCTGGTGCTCTTGATACTCTTAATGAGTTGGCATCAGCACTCGGTAACGATGCATCGTTCTCAACTACTGTCACTAACAACCTAGCAACTAAGTTGCCTTTGGCTGGTGGCACAATGTCTGGTGCAATTGCAATGGGTACTAACAAGATTACTGGTCTTGGGACACCTACTGCAACTGGAGATGCTGCTACTAAAGATTATGCTGATACTAAATTAGCACTCACAGGCGGAACACTATCTGGTGTTCTTGCTATGGGAACTAATAAGATTACTGGAGTTGGTGACCCAACTAATGCTCAGGATGTTGTTACTAAATACTATCTTGACAACGTAGTACTTGCTCCGTCCAACTTGACTGGTCCGATTACATCTGTTGCAAATGCTACATCTATTGCATCACAGACTGGTACTGGTACTAAGTTTGTAATGGACGATACTCCAACATTGATAACTCCAGTACTGGGCGTAGCAACTGCTACATCAGTCAACGGAACGACAATCCCAACATCCAAGACTCTAGTTGCTACTGACTCAACTACTTACGTAGTTCCTTCTCAGACTGGTAACTCAGGTAAGTACCTTACAACTGATGGAACAACATCATCTTGGGGCACTGTTGACTTAAGCACAAAACAAGATGCATTACTTACAACTAATGCCCAAGCCGCTTCATACACATTAGTTCTTGCGGATTCAGGCGACTTAGTTGAAATGTCTAACGCCTCTGCAAACAACTTGACAGTTCCTTTGAACTCATCAGTTGCATTCTCAGTAGGTGCTCAGATTAATATTCTTCAAACTGGTGCTGGTCAAACTACAGTAGTAGCCACAGGTGGTGTAACCATCAACGCTAGTCCAGGATTAAAACTAAGAGGACAGTGGTCAGCAGCAACGCTGATTAAGCGTGCAACAGATACTTGGGTTCTTGTTGGCGATTTGAGCGCATAATGCCAATACTAGGGATTATGGCATCTGCCGAAAAGAATGTACCTAATGCGCCAACCATTGGCACAGCAACAGATGTTGGTACTTCACGTGCCTATAACAATGGTGCTGCATCAGTAACATTTACTGCGCCATCATTTGATGGTAAGTTACCTATTACTTCTTACACAGTTACATCAAGCCCTGGTGGATTCACAGCATCAGGTGCTTCATCTCCATTGACAGTAACAGGCTTACAGTCGTCTACTTCATACACATTTACTGTAACTGCTACTAACGCCATTGGCACAAGTGCTGCATCTAGCGCAACTGCAAGCATTACTGCAACTACAGTTCCTCAGGCTCCTACTATTGGTACTGCTACTGCTGGCAATGCATCAGCAACTGTTGCTTATACAGCAGGTGCAACAGGTGGTAAAGCAGTATCTGCTTACACAGCAACCTCATCTCCTGGTTCACTGACTGGAACAGGTGCAAGCCCAATTACAGTTTCAGGTCTAACAAATGGAACTGCTTATACATTTACAGTTACAGCAACTAATGCTAATGGAACATCTACTGCATCTGCTGCATCTAACTCTGCAACACCTGTCAATCCTGTTGTATCTAGCGTTTCATACCTTGTTGTTGCAGGTGGCGGTTGGGGACCAGGTTACGGTGGTGGTGGCGGAGGTGCTGGTGGTTATCGCACATCAACACTTGCTGTATCTGCTGGAAGCGGATTAACTGTTACTGTCGGCGCGGGTGCTGCACCAGGTGCTACAAATGGTGCTAACTCTGTATTTTCTTCTATAACCTCAACTGGAGGCGGTTCAGGGCGCTATAACTATACTGGTCAAGTTGGTCCTTACACTGGTGGCTCAGGTGGTGGTTCTGCTCAAATAAGTGTGTCAGGCGCAGCGGGAACATCAGGTCAAGGAAATAAAGGCGGTGATGGTGCTGCTTCAAACCCAAGTGGATTAGGTGGCGGTGGTGGTGCTAGTGCTGCAGGAGGCAACGGTGTAGCGGGTTCTACTAGCACAGGTGGTGCTGGTGGTGCTGGTTCTTATAGTTCTATTAGTGGCACATCTACTCCTTACGCAGGTGGCGGTGGTGGTGGACATAATAATGCTTCTGGCACTAATGGCACAGGTGGCGTTGGTGGTGGTGGTAGTTCTGGCAATGGTACAGCAAATACTGGTGGTGGCGGAGGCGCTATCTACTCTATGGGTTCTGGTGGCTCAGGTGGTTCAGGTATTGTAATTATTTCTTATCCAAATACCTACAATGATGCTGCATCAACAACTGGTTCACCTACATTTTCAAACAGTGGTGGAAACAAGATTTACAAATTTACTGGAAGTGGGAGTATAACTTTCTAATGGCACACTTTGCAGAACTAGATGAGACTAATATAGTCAAGCGAGTAATTGTTGTACATAACAATGAGTTACTTGATGAGAATGGAAATGAGTCTGAACAAAAAGGTATTGACTTTTGCGTTGCTCATTACGGTGGCATTTGGTTACAAACTTCTTTTAACGGAAATATTCGTAAAAACTTTGCTGGCATTGGGTGTACTTACGACCCAATTAGAGATGCCTTTATTGCTCCACGCCCAGCAGACGATTGGATACTTGACGAGTATACTTTACAATGGAAACCACCATTTGAATATCCAAATTACCCTAACTCGGTAGTTTAATGAGTTATTACTTTCTAAATTTTAATAGAAGGCAAGAAGCGCCTTGGCTTATTACTGAAACAAACCAAGACCGCACTGAACTTTTACGGACGTGGGGAGTTTCCGAAATAGAAGTTAATGTCCCTTGTAAAACATTTTTAGGAAAACTTGCTTACTTTGCCTGTGAAGGCGTAATGACTTTAGATGGAACCAAAGCAATAATTAATGCAGAATAACTAAGGAGTAACGTGGCAACAAGAGATATAACCGAAGGTAGAGGTTCCGCAACAGCCAGTATTGGTCGCTCCATTGCTATTGACTTAGGTATTGTTTCATCTACTTCTACTTGGCAAAACACTAATGAATCATATGATGTAGCAGTAGGTGGACTTCCATTTTTCTATGCTATAAGCGATGCAAAACCATATATTCGACAGACTGCACCGTTTCGTAAAGAACAATCAGACATTGGAACTGAACCAGGTGAGCAGTCACTTACTGGTTGGTGGCTAAGAAGCCAGTCTTCCTTTCATAATGGCACAGGCATTAAGTTCTATGACCCATCTGCAGGTGAAACGGTTAACTATCGCTTTGCTGATTCAGACAATGTAGATGTGTGGACTAAGGGACAGGTTACTCTGCTTAAAGAAACAGCAGCAATGACTGGTGTTACTACTGGTATATATAAACTTATCTCTGTTATAGATGGTGCAACCGACAAGATTGTTGCTTGGACACCAGCAAATACAACTATTAAAAATTATACTGCTAGTGGAACTGCTGTCACATATAGTGATGTAGTTACTCAAGGTTTAGATACTGCAACACTTGCAATTGCAACTGATGGCGCACATTTGTTCGTTGCTGACAATGACCATATTTATACAGGTGAGATTGATACACCTGCATCTGGATACACAGCGTATTACAACACAGATAGTGAAAGAGTAGTTCTTGGTTGGGTAAAACAACGTCTTGTTGGTTGCATTGGTGCATCTGTTTATGAATTAACTAATGCTAAAGGTTCTTCTCACGCTTTACCGACTGCTACATACACTCATCCAAATGCTGACTGGACTTGGACATCTATCTCAGAGGGTGGCTCTGCCATCTATGCTGCTGGTTACCTTGGTGGTAACTCTGCCATCTACAAGTTTGTTCTATCTTCTGCTGGTGCTATGCCTACCCTGACATCAGGGATTGTAGCAGCGCAATTGCCAATTGGCGAGATAGTTTACAAGATTGAGTCGTACCTTGGTTACTTGATGATTGGTACCAATAAGGGTATGCGTGTGGCTAGTATCTCAGATACAACTGGTGATTTGTCCTACGGTCCGTTGATATTTGAAGACACTAATGGCATCCGTGATTTTGCTTTTCGCGATAGATTTGTATGGGCTGCTGGTACAGTCAATGGTTGCGCTGGTTTGTATCGTGTTGACTTGGGTACAGAAATTGAGTCTTTGCGCTTTGCTTATGCAAAGGATGCTTACCTTAGTTCTGCTACTGGTTATGCTACTAGTGTAGATTTTATAGGCAATACAAACCAAATAGCATTTACTACATCGGGCAGCAACGGCATAGCCGTTCAGTCAACTACAGTTTTAGCAACAACTGGTTCTGTAACTACGGGTAAGATTAGATTCTCTACCTTAGAACCTAAAAACTATAAGCGTCTTATCGCACGTGGCACATTCACATCTGGCGAGTTTACATTATCATCTCTTGCTACGGAAATAACTGGTGTTGAAACACAGTATGACCACATTACTTATAACTCAGGTGTAGGTGCAGTAGAAGTAACAACATCTCAACCTGAAGTAGCACAAGAGTTTCTTGCCTATAAGTTTACACTTAATCGTGATACAACTACTACAACTGATGGTCCTACCTTTAAGGGATACCAAGCAAAGGCAACCATTGCAACACCACGTAATAGAGTAATTCGTTTTCCCGTTTACTGTTTTGATGTTGAGACAGATAGGTTTAATACTGTAGTTGGATTTGAAGGCAGAGCCTTCGAACGTATTAAACTGTTAGAAGAAATTGAAAAGACAGGCGATGTTCTGACTTGGCAAGACCTAACAACAGGAGAATCACAGCAAGCAGTAATAGAGCAAGTCACATTCACTCGTATGACACCGCCCGATAAACGCTTTGATGGTTTTGGTGGCATCATAGACATAACCATAAGGACAGTATAATGCAGGCACAAGACTACGCAACAGTTGCTGTTGCAGTAATGACAATTGTTGGTGGCTTTACTGGCGCAGTGCGTTGGATGGTTAAGCACTATCTAATTGAACTTAAAAGTAATGGTGGGTCAAGTATGCGTGATTCATTAGATAGACTAGAACAACGTGTTGATGATTTGTATAAATTGGTAGCGGAGAAGTAATGGGATATACAACTGTATTACCTGAGCCAATGTGGGACCCAGTAACTCCCAACATAGACCTAGAAGAATGGGAAGATGACGATGAGTAAAGCAACACCTGCTGCTATAGCAGTACTACGTCAAGCAACAGCCTTGCGCCCTATGCGCAAGAAGGCTAGTGATGGATTGCTGCCATCAGCAGCGCATATGAAACAGAGTCCAACATCAGACCACAACACAGGGTTAGCCGTTGACTTAACGCATGACCCTAAGAATGGAATTGATTGTGTTGACATTTTTGAAAAACTTAAAGACGATAAGCGTGTTAAGTATCTTATCTTTCAAGGCAAGATATGGTCTAAGGAAAAGGCTCAACAAGGAAATAGAGAATACACTGGGGCTAACGCTCATAATAAGCACTTACATATTTCTATTACTGATACTTGTGGCAACAATGTTTCTCCCTGGTTCCCATGGTTAGGCAAAGATAAAGTATTAGGCAAGGTTATATCTAAAGTAAATCCCCTACCAAAGAAGAAAGAGACAAAATGAATAAGAAGAATGTGAAAGCAATTGTAGCAACATATGCACGTGCAGGAGTGGCATCAATTATTGCTCTATATTTAGCAGGAGTAACAGACCCAAAGGCTCTGCTATCTGCAGCCCTTGCTGCCGTGGCTGGACCATTGCTTAAGGCACTAGACCCTAACGCAACAGATTTTGGCAAGAACGCAGAGAAGAAGTAACACCCTTTTAAGGGGCTTAGTAGCCCCATACAGACAAAAGCCCCCGCTCAGGTACATTAACATACCTGGCGGGGGTCTTTTCTGTTTTAGTTTTCTTCTTCTTTAAGATGTTCTAGTGAAAACTTGTAGTCTTTATAATCAAACTTCTTGCGGAAACGGTAGCGTACTTCATAGTAAATATTATTAGCAACGTCTCGCGTTACTATACCGATGAGTACTGCTAGTGCTGTCTCTAGTATTGTCATGTGTCTCCTAGTTGTATGTTAGATACATTGGTATTGCCATTATATTAAGTTGTTTTCTTATCTTGCTGCGTTCGTGCTCAGTAGTATTACCCCAGTAACCCGATACATTATACTTGAGTGCAAAGTCAAGACATTCTTTTTTTATTATGCATGCTCCGCAGATAACTTTAAGTACCTTGCGTTCTGGATAAGTACTCATTCCATCTGGAACAAAAAACAATTCGTTATCTGTTGATTCACAATTGGGTGTATCACTGGGTTGAAACATTTATCCTCCTGTTGAGTAAAATCCTGAGCCCTTAAACTTGACTGGTGGTGCTGACCATATCCTAGTCATCACCATTTGACAACAAACTGGTTCGCGGTCATCTCCAAATTCACGATACACCTCTTGCGTCATATTGCAAAGGTCACACTTGTAATCATAGTTTGGCACTTGGATATTCCTTCCATCTTATAGTCATAGTCCACTTAATAAAGTGACATTCAATTAAGTAACTAGCATTACGTTTACCCCAAAAGAAATCATTGTAAGTATATGAGTACCCCATGCCAATGGCTGTCATTTGTTTACGTTTAAAGAACTCAAACTTCATACACAATCATCTCCATCTATGTCAGTAGGTGCAGTTGTAAGTGTCCCACACTCTATACATTCTTGGGCTAAATCGTACCAGCCTACTGCTCTGGTTTCTTCATCCCACATAACGATAACCTTGAACATCTTACATCCGCAGATGCAAGCAAAGGTGGGTTCACCTCTAAGGTCATTCATTTTCAGCCTTACTATCTCTGTCATAGTATGGCTTCCATCCACCTAGATTTTTAATCAATGAGTTCAATGCACGAGTAACTTTCATTCGTGCACCGTCTACTGTTGTATCCATATCTTTGGATAGCAATGACCAGTCGGGTGAATCTATACTAAAGCGTAATCTTAATATGTTTTGCTTGGCTTCTGTTAATTTATAGAAAGCCGATGCTATATCTGAGCGTAATGATAACCAATTGTTACCATCTGATGCAACGCCAGTACCAAACTTAGCGTTAAGGTCTTGAATACTAGTAGGGATTTCATAGGTATCACCCATAATAGAAGGCAAAAAGGCTTCAACTACTGATGCATCATAGTAATATAAGTCTGATGTATCGTAGCCAATCTTTTTAGCCTTGTCTCGTTCACAAAACTTAAGTGCTGCATTGCGCAACGACTTAGCAATTAATTTGTCACGGTCTTTTTGTTCAAGAGCAGACCACTCTTTGTACTTATTGGGATGGCTGACAAACCATACCCACAACTCTTGACCTATATCATCACGTTCTAACATAGTATAACGCTTTGAATATTCGGCTGAGAGTTGTTGTACTAACTCATTATATTCTTCAATGTAATTCATTAGGGAATAATTACCTCGCCATTTACAATTGGAACTGCAAATGGTGTTACCTTACGGTTATCTTCTACTAGGATGCCAATGCCATGCTGCCAGTTAGCAGCACCTGATGTGAGGTAAGATGCCTGTTTAATGTCCATCATGTGACCGACCTCTAACCCGTATAAAGTACTGGTTTTTCCGTAAAATCCTGTAGTCTCATGTTGTAATCCAACACGATGTGTGTGTCCGCACACTACTGATTTGCCTATACGTTTGGCTAAGTTTAAAGCAGTAGCCCCTGGTGCACGGTTAAGCGCACCTTCATCTCCATGTGCCATTACCCAACCAGGTAACAACTCATGCATCTTATGTAAGTAATTAATCTTTAACTTGCTATAGCCTAGTAGTTCTTCAATCTCTAATGATTTGAGTGACATAAAGGCTGGCGCATACTTGCGCATGTATGTATCTATACGGTCAGTATGATTACTACGCTGAATGTAAAATGGCTTGTTACCTAATGCTTTACGGTAACGAGCCATGATGTCGTGCGTTAAATCAATACTATCTTGTAGGGTCTCAGCATATTCTCCTGCCATTCCCTTGTTCCAGCGCGAGGGTTCTGGTGCATCTAGTTCATCTCCCACGCACCAGAGTTCATCTGGTTTATAATCTTCGATAAACTCTAATGTAGCCTCTACAGTTTTGTTATGTTGATAGGGTATCTGGAGGTCACTGAGGACCACTACCCGCTTTGTTTTGTTTACCATTAGGTATACCTTCCCATTGTCCGCGTTGGACTAGTAACCCGATTATGGCATAATTTGCAAGGTCAATCAGTGTATCTTCGATACTTTCATAGTTGGGCGTGTCGCCTGTATCTGTCAAGTTATTAAGGCGTGCAAGTTTGTCATACATGCGTACTCGCAATCCATTCATAGGACCACCAGGTGCTCCCGATATATTCATCGGACCATAATCAGCATGCTTTTTAAGCATGATGGTATGTAAATGTAAAAAGATTCCTTGTAAGTCATCAGGGTTTTTCATCTAGTATCTCCTTTATGTGGTCATCAAAGTCACGCATTGCTTCTTTAATTGAGAACTCTTCCCATACTTCTTCTGCCTTGCCATACTTACTGGCTACTAGGATGGCAGCCAATGCTGTAACACAGGTCTTTGCTTCTTCTAGGTCATCGTTACATATAGTTTCATAGACATCGCGCAATGCGCTGATGATGTCAAGCATTCTAGTATTAGATACTTGTATGGCTATAGCAAAATCCATATGTTCTATGTGGTCCCAGAAACTATTATCCAGGGGTAACGCACTCTCTGATTCGCTCATCTAGCCACTCGCTTCCTTGTTTAATCATCATGCTGTTGACGTCTTCGCCATCAGGCATGCTAATGATGTTGACATTGCCTAACTCTCTACTGATTTTCTTACCGAACTCTAGCCCTGCTGCATCACCATCTGCTAATACAATTACAACATCAAAGTCATCTAGTATCTTGGCATAGTGTGGCTTCCAGTTGTTAGCCCCTGGAATACCTACTGTTGGGTGATTAGTTTTAACTGACATCATGATGCAATCGAACTCACCTTCGGTGACGCATATGTATTTGTCTGCAACAAAGCACGCCTGTGTATTAAACATGGTTGTCTTAGCACCTACTAGACCCATGTACTTGGGGTCTTCGCCATGCATGCCACGGAATCTAATATCAACTACACCTGATGGTGTAATGTATGGAATAGCAAGCCTACCTTTATAAGGCTCATGTCCTGGAAGCGGTTCGTCTACCACCCCCAGATGAAAGATGCTTGCCTCGTCTACCGAGAGTTGACGGTTTGCCAGATAATCCTCTGCGAGATTTATCTTGGCTGCGTATCTCTGTGTTGCCTGAAGCAAGAACTGACGCTGCGAATTTGACAGCCTCACGATAATCACCACCTTCTTTGTACATGATAAGAGAATAAGTATCGCCCTTAACTCCACAACCGTGGCAGATAAAGGCGTTCTTGTCGAAGTTTACTGCTGCTGATGCATGACTGTCTATATGAAACGGACACTTCATCTTGCGCCAACCGCTGCCCATAGCAGGCACGGTGGCGCCTATGTAGTGAAGGTACTCACCAATGTCGGGCTTGTCACTCATCGTCTTCTGTGAATGCATCTACAGATATACGTTTGTATGCTTCGCCATCTTCATCTAAAAATATTTCAATCTTAACTTTGTCAAGAAGAATTGCTTTTGCTAATGCATTAATCCAATCAGTTTCTGTAAAGGCTAAATGCTCATTGAGTTCTTCTATGTTCACCTAATGCTCTCCTTAATAAATCTACATATACATAGCCAGGCATGGTGCAGTACCAATCTTCAGGGCTTCCCCTACCCTTACGCTTGTGCCACACCACGCCTGTCCATGCGTTGTCGTTAGCCATCTCGACTATCAACTCTTCTGTCCACCCCGCTAAGTCCATCTTGGCGTGGTTTTTTATCTCTATCGTAACACCAGGGATACCAGATATGTCTCCCTTGTCTAGCGTAGCGCCAGCCAAACGTCTATCTACGTAAGGAAACCATTGCTTGAGGTATTTAACTACGTCTCGCTCTGCCCCTGAACCTTTGGCTTTTGCTGCGCTACTCATTCGTTAGGTTCGTCCCTAACTTCTGTTAGTTCCCAACGTCCTGTTTCTGATTTCTTTGCACGTTCTTCTGCTATTGCTAACGAAGAAGCACGGATAACTTTTACTTTGTATTGTGAGTATGTAACTCTATACTTAGGCATTAGTCTTTTCCTTTACAACTGAAGTGTATTCAGAAATAAGTGTTGAATGTTTCATGTCACCCCAGTTTGTATTTTCTAATACAAGTTCATCAGCAAATGATTCTGCTGTATCAGGTCCATCTGTTCCTACTTCTAGTAGGTGGCGTACTTTGTATGTAACTTCTACTGTGTAATCTGGCATTATACTTTCATCTCCACTTGTCTATAGTCTCTGACTACATCTTCTAAATACATAGAGGCTGGGTCAAAGGATAAGGATATGTATGTGTTACCTGTAAAGTCTGCTTTACCGTAACGATTCTTAACAGGGGCTACACATAGGTATGCGTCTGGTCCCTGCATCATCTGTCCTACTGTTAATACCATAGCAGGTACCTGACTGACCATGCCTTGCAACGCTGAGCGTGGCTGACATGGGAAACCCTGAGCACCTTCTTTAGTATGGTGTAAGACTAGTACGCATGCATTGGTATCTCTTGCAAGATACTTGAGTTCTTTCATAACCTGTCGCATAGCAGCAAACTCTTCTCCGCCATCTGTCGCTATATCCATAAGGTTATCTACCACTATAAGTGTTGGACTTCTACCCCACATAGTTTCAAATGCAGATACTTCTGCATCTAAATCATTAAGAGTTGGGCTTGGTTCAAACGACCAGTACAAATTAGAGAACTCTCGTAAGAGTTCTTCTGCTTTGGCTGGCTCTGTCTTTAGCATATGTTCCGCATGCGCTTGACTTATTTTTGCTTTCATAGCAAGTAAACGCATAGCCATGGTGTGTGCATTAGTATCAGCAGAGAAGTATAAGGTTGGTTGTTTTAGTCTTGCTGCGATATGTAATGCGATAGATGACTTACCTGCGCCAGGAGTACCAGCAATCACTGATACTTCAGCACGGCGAAAGATAATGCCTTCGCGTTGGAACGCTTGAAATGGTGGGGCTAACGGCTCCCCACCTACCTCAGGTTTGCCAATACTACGGCGTAATGTTTTCATTTATGCTTTTGTTTGGTCGGCTTGGAAACTATTCCACTCTGCTTGATTCTGCTTGATGTACTGAGTAGTACACTTGCTTGGGTCGCCTTGCTTAGCAGGGCAGAAGTAACCCTTGTATGGACCGAACTTACCTGTAAGTCCATGGATGCGTGTCATTGTACCGTGAGGACAATTGCGTGAGCCTGCACCCATAGATGGTGCAACTGGTGCATCAAATGAATCTACTACTGTCCCACCAAATGCTGTGGCAATTGATGCTACTTGTGGGTTGGGTGGTACTGCTGCATTGACTGCTAGTACATTGCGAATGGCTGCTTCTAGTTCTTGTGTTGCTGCTGCAAGAGAGGCGATAGACAACGCAACACGTTGGTCTAGTTCTTCTGCTGTGTCAGCACGTAATGTAACAAGAGAACCTGCTACTGATTTAACTGTGATACTAATAGGTGATTCTGTGCTTGCCATTTATTCTCCTTGAATAGATGTTACTAGGGATTTCTTTGTGTCTCTAAAGGCACGGACTTTCATTGCTAACTCTATACCTTTCCAGCCTTGTGCTATGTCAACGAAATGCAGTTCACATTTACCACTACCTGCTGGTAGATGGACAATGATTCCCTTCTCTTGATTGACACCACCCCAAGAACCACGGGTTGTCGTGGCGGGGTCATACGGCAAGCCGTGTGCATACACCGCTAACTGCATAGCAATCTTATTTGGGTAGGCAATACTACCAGTCTTTAGGTCAGAAATATACAACTGTCCTTGATATTCAACTACACGGTCAGGTGTACCTGCAATCTTGTACTTGTCTAGCACGCAGAACTGTTCAATGAATATGTTCTTAAACTTCTTTGTTGCATCTGCATATGCCTGTATGTCCGCTACATATTCTTCAGGGATAACTCCGAGGTCTTCACCTCGGTCATGTTTCTCTGTGAGTGTATGTATTGCTGTGCCTATTGTTGCTGCTGATGTAGCACCTGCTGCTTCCATTGCATCTTCAACTAACTTGTCCATCTCTAACTTGTTGTCTCTATTTGCAGATGCTGCTAATAATAAGTCAGGTCGTAGTGTTAGACCTGCTGCTGCCATACGTAACTTCCATGCTACTAGTGCGGTGCCATCATCTAATGAACCTGCAACTGTAGTTGTACGTGTATATGGTACAGCCTTGCCACCTTTAGGTGGTACAACCATAGGTCTACCGTATCTATCTCGTGCTACTTCTACTTCTGACATAACTCTCCCTTGTTAAATAGGTTAAGAGGGTGGGAACAAGGAGAGAACCGAAACCCCACCACTCCTAACCCACTCATCATAGCATAGCGTGACGGACTATACGTTGATGTCATTGCCGCAATGCGGACAAAGTTTTTCTCGCTTCTTATACACTTCATGTATCACTTCGTCTTTGTAATCCTGATGCACATATATCTTGCATCCATTGCGTGCTTTTACTGAACGCACAATAGCACCTGACTGATGCAGTACTGACAACGTACCACTTGCGGAACCATGGTGTATACCTATTAGGCTTGCCAGTTCTTTCCACGTCATACCATGAAGTTGTGCTGCTTTTAATATAGTCAATGCTTTTTGTTGGTTGTTTGCTTCTTGACCTGATTCAATGTTATTTATAGCACGAGCCTTAGATGTATCAGTACCTGACCATCCAGCCGTACCCTTGTATGGTCTGTAAGGTACGTACTCAGCCATTAGTAATCTTCTTCTATATCTGTTACATCAATTTGGTCAACTTCAATATCACCATCATAGAAATCAACTGTGAGATTATCTGTAAAGATAGTTTCTGCATCAGTTGGGTCTTCAGCATCTACACTGAAGGTACCAGTAACTGTGTATGTACCATTGTATCTTGTCGTAAGTCTATTTGCACCAATAGAGGTAAGTAATTCATTAACATCTTCTTTACTTACTGTGAACTCACCGTCATTCCATTCACCCTCACTGAAGAAGTCACGCACTTTATTACGACTGTCATTTTTTTCTTTGCGACATAAGTCTGATACTTGTTGTACTGCATCTACTTCTTTGGCTCTTTCAATAAAGCGAACTACTTCACTCTCTGTGTAGTTTACTGTGCCATCTATTGTGTTAATTTGGATTGTGTTCATGTGTTCCTCTCATTGTTTGTGTGAGTAGTTTATACACATACTCAGGTGTATGGCGCTATCGCTACCTAAGTAGTATGCATACCAATAGTGTGCCCCGTGTGCGCCACTGGCGGGACAACCCAGTGAAAGGCAGTGACTGTACAGGAAATGAACGAAACCATACAGTACTGATGCGCTTTACCCTCGGAGGTAAATCTATCCTAACAGAGACAAAGCCTTAGTCTTTACCTTGTCATTGCGTCCACTAAGGGTGGCGGCTGCAAGGCGTTCAGCGCCGCCCGTTGCATAGTGGTCAGCAAATTCTACTACTGCATGCCATGCACCAAAGGCTGTGCCTCTAATGTTCTCTTGTGTTTCTGATTCATTGTAGATAGCCCATGCTTTAGCACGTGCATCTTTAGCAATTGTCTGTTGCTTGCGTTCACCACGTGATAGCAAACTGTAAGGCGTATCTTCTATCTTAGAAGGTAATGCCCATACATTCTTGAAGAAGTTTACTGCTTGTTCACGTGAGAAGTCAATCTCAAGTAAGCGATTGGCTGTCAACTCGTAATCATCTATAGCCTGATATGTCAGGTTAGTGATGTTACGGATGTCAGAAATAGATAACTCTTGATTGGTTGAGTGAGTCATGCGATAAGTGTACTCATTGTATTTGCGTGCACCTAATCGGTTGTTGTTACTAATTAGTGCGTTGATTTGATTAGCACACCATAGACGTTCAATGATTGGCTTGATAACAACAGATGATGAACCATCATGTGATGTCTTAACCAATAAGAATGCAGCGTGTGGGTCGTTGGCTACTGATACACCACGTGGCAATTCAAGTACCATCCAGATGTTAGAGCCACCATTGAACTCACCTGCTGCTGCATAACGTGCATCACCTGCATCTACCAGGGTATCTAATGCGTTAAATACTTCCATGTTTTGTACTACCTTGTATTTAGTACCGACAATACCAATGACTGAGTTGTTATCCTCACGGATAATAGCCTGTTTCTTTGGTACATCTATGTATGTGGCTGGTGTTACACCAATGGCATTCATCATTGGTGGTGTTGACTCTGCCAACAGTTGTCCTTTGCGTACAGTCCAGTCAAGTCCTGCTTGTCTGGCTGCACTTGCAGCAGAATTAGCCTCTACTGCAGTGCCACCACGTTCCCATGCTGACCGATGCTTACTTAGTGTTGTCATCTTCTACATCCTTTGCGAACTTGAGTGTTGCATATTTATTGTTATCATTAACGTGGTCAAAGAAACCTTCGCTTTTGACTAAAGACATAAACGTATCTACTAGTAGTTGTTTAAGTATACCTTCAGGTAATGACAGCATACGCTGTACTGTTGGGTGTGCTGTATTGAACTCTGTCACTAGTTCAATTGTATGTGGAACTCTAATCGTTTGTGTCACTTGTTTCTCCCTTGTTTTCTAGTTGTGTACTACGCCATGCCCATGCATAGCGTGTGTCATGCGCTAGTGTGCTTGTTACTTTATTACGTGCATCATCATCATCATCTGCATATACAAAGAAGAACATCTCAACTCTGTACATATCTTTTTCAGTACCAGCCATGCTTCCTCCAATGTGACCATGCAATTGATGGCTTGTCATATCGATGAACGATATACTCCAGCCCCCGCGCAACTTGTTGCGGGGCTGGGGTACCATGCTTGGTGTTTAGTACTTGTGCTATGCCATAGGCTGAAGATGTAGGGTTGTCTGCATCATGTCTCCATGCTGATTCTTTACCCCATAGTTTCATCAGTGCTTTGTGTTCACCTTTGCCCCACTCGGGGTACCACATCTTCATGTATGAAATAGCGTATAACTTAGAAGCGTACGGTGTCCATACTTTAGGTAACTTCTGTTCGTTGTAACATAGGTTGTTAACATGCTGAGAGTAATGCTTAAGTGGTAAACCTATTAGTGTTGTTAGTGTTAGCAACATGGTGCCACCAATAGACATCCATTTTCTTACTTCATTCATGACTATCTCCTAGTCTTCGTCTCCGTACATACGGTCAGGTTCGCTGTAACAACTACATTCTATTACAAAGTTACCGCAATCTTTACAGTCGGCATCTTTGTCTAGTGCTATGTCGTCATCTAATTGTGGTTCACTCATCATCTTCCTCCATATTGCATACGTCACATGCTGTGCCGCATTGACTGCAGCGTGCGTCATCGTTCATGACTACCAACTAGCCTGATACTCAAACATAGCGTCATCAACGCTCTGTTCAAGTGCTGTGTTTAGTTTAGCAACTGTCTCGTTAATGTCTTGCCAGTACCACTCATCAATAGTAGATGAGCCAAAGAAGAATCCTGATGCTGGGGGTAGCACTTCTTCTGCATATTCTGGTGTGCCTGTATTTAGTACCTTCATGCATACTTCACGTAGGTCATATAAGTCCTGCTTGGTTAGGCTGATAGGTGTGCAATCATCTATTGCATTAGTGTGATTGATAATCCAACCATGAATAGCATTAGCCTTACGCCAGTATGCTACTTCATGTACTTGCTTCTCATATAAATACATATCTAGTCCCATTAGAACGGTACTTCCACATGATTCTGGCATGACTTACGCCATGCTCTAAGTCTTTGCTTCAAGAATCTGTTTTCTTGTAGCAACTGTACGTTAGCAAATGCTAGTATAATTATCAGTAATAAACTAGCACCTAACGCTATAGTTATACCTACAACTGTTCCTGTATCCATGTACATTATAATAGTCTCCCTTGTTTGTATAAATAGTTAACCGACTCGCTGCTCACCATCTCTGCTACTGCGCCTGGCTCAATAAAAAAAGGGTAAGTGAGTGACTGTGTTAGCCACCCACCTACCCTATCTTTTAGTTCTTAGATACTTCAAAGACCTCAAGTTGTAACTGAGGTGCTCGGCGTGCATTTTCAGCCACGTCTTGACGGCGGTCAAAGCGTGTAACTAACCGACCTTTAAGTGTTAGCAGGTCTGATTGTTCAGTACCTGCACGTGTCATACCTAGGATTTCTCCTACAGTTGAGTCATCAAGTGCCACGATGTTGATACCACATACATACACCTGACGGTCAGCCTCACCGTTGCTGAATGCTGACACTTCACGCTGGTCAAACCAGCCTGTCACCATAGTTCCCTTTGAACCTGTGAACTGACGTACGTTCTTAATCTTGCCTGTAATCGTTACTTCGTTGTTCATCTTATCTCCTTGTTTAGTAGTTAGTTTCGTTATATGTTTAGAGGCTGATAGCCCCCTAACGCAAGGCGTAGGGGGACTATCTGCCCTTCTTACTATCTTACATTTAGTTCCAACGGCTTGTCACAATCTTGACAATCGTTCATGTCTTTACGTGTCATGATGTTGCACCATGGGCACTGTGTCTCACGGTCACGTTGGCGCATGTCATCCAGTTCCCATAGTTCCTCGTACACACCACCGTCTTGAAGTAGTACGATTGGGAGTTTGTACTCTTCACGCATGATGTGGTCAACCTCGTTGCCCTCGTCATCCAGTATCGCTCTTTGTACGGTACTAGATGATGTCCAGTCATGACCGCTTGGCTCTGTCACATGGAACCAGTTTCGCTTGTACTGCATATTGCCCTCATCAACGAGTTGATGGGCAATTGCACTATCACGCGCTTCCTTACCTTCCTCGCAGTTCAGGCATACAGTATCAAGCATCATGCAGTCATAGCATTGTGTAGTTACTGAGATGCCTTGGTTTGTGTATTCACTCACTTGTCTTACTCCTTTGTTTTGTAGGTTGGTGAGAGCCACCAATCTTTCAGGCTATTCGTAAATCACCTTGTCACTCTACGCCTGTCTGCCGAATAGGCAGACGCTCTAGGTGGACAATTGGCAGGCTTGCCAATTTGACAAGAGTGATTACGATATGCCTGCGCGCTAGAGCGCGCAAGGGCCCATTAAGGCAAAGGCGATTAACCAAGGGCGCAATCAAGCATGGCAAACAGTACTAGCCCTTAAAGGCTAGTCTGTGCAGACAGGCTATTGCGTTGGACGAACAGCATGCACAGCGTGGCTTTAGACACGCTTGCATCGGCTGGCGTACCGACAGGTGAGGGGTTGACAATTGCCAAGGCAATAGTTTATAGACGGACAGCCCGAGTATATCCATTTATTTTTCAGTCTGGGTATTACATGTTTTTAACTGGGCGCATGCCTAGGGCAGACAGTACACAGACATACAGTACACGCAGTACTGTCTGGTATATATATATTGTTCTATCCTGTATGACCCCTACTTTATTAACTATGGTCGAACATAAGTAGAGTATCTCTACCTAAAAATATTTCTGTATATAGTGACGCAGTTAGACTGTTATTTAACTGTTTCTATTAAGTAATAAGATAGTTTGTTATAAAACGTTCGTTTTACCTGTTTGAACGGATTATATATATATAGAGAGTAAAATAGTTCAGAACTCTTTTTGTTGAGTTCTTCACTCTGTTACAGACTACTGTACAAACATAGAACTGTATGGCGGGGGGACTCTGCCACAAAGGAGAAAAACGTGGCAACACCAGCGCATAAAGGATTTAAAAAGGGCGGGGAACACCACCTCGTCAAAGAGATTACCCAAGCCAAGGCAAATGTTCTTGCTAGGGTCAAAGAGGGCGTGAGTGTCCAAGCCGCTATGGTTGCGGCGGGTAAGAAACCAGATACGGTGCGCCAATGGATGAACCGTGACCCTGAGTTCGCCCGTGCCTTGGAAGAGGCAAAGGAAGAGGGAAGCAAGCAATCCTTCGATGCCATGGGTCTTGAGAAGGAATCTATCCCATTTGCCGATTTCTCTAAGATGTTTTTTGACCAGACAGTTTTTCCACATCATCAGGATTGGATAGACCTGCTGGAGGGTAATGAACCTTCTTGGCTCCACCCTTCTATGATTTATGAACCAGGCGAGAACAACCGCCTACTGGTGAACGTGCCACCTGAGCACGCTAAGTCCACCGTTATCACGGTGAACTACCCAACTTACCGCATCGCTCTCAATCCTAACATCCGCATCATCGTGGTATCGAAGACATTGAATAAGGCACGCGAGTTCGTATATGCTATCAAGCAACGATTGTCACATCCCCGCTGGCTCAAACTGCAGACCGCTTACGGTCCTGAGGGCGGTTGGAAACAAGACGCTGATACTTGGCGTACCGATACTGTCTACCTTGGGGGCGATGCGCGTAATTCTAGTGAGAAGGACCCAACCCTTCAAGCACTAGGTATGGGCGGTCAGATTTACGGTGCCCGCGCCGACTTGATTATTTTGGACGACTGCATTACTACTGCCAACGCCCACGAGTGGGATAAGCAGATGGACTGGTTGCAGAAGGAAGTTATTACCCGTCTGGGCAAGAATGGTAAGTTACTAGTTGTAGGGACACGGATTGCCGCAAATGACCTTTATAAAGAACTTCGTAATCCTAAGCATTGGTCTGGTGGTAGGACTCCGTTTACTTATATGGGCATGCCTGCTGTACTTGACTATGCGGAGAAGACGGAAGATTGGACTACGCTCTGGGCTGAGTCAGATGTTGCCTGGGATGGCGATTCTGACACACCTAAAGAAAACGGGTACTATCCCAAGTGGGATGGACCAGCACTCTTTAAAAGACGCAGCGAAGTTACGCCATCAACATGGGCACTCGTTTACCAGCAAGAAGACATCCAAGAGGACTCCATATTCCCGCCAGCACTCGTGCAAGGAGCGACCAATGGGATGCGCAAGCGAGGACCACTAAAGGCTGGTACTGCTGGACACCCACCTCAGGTTGAGGGTTTACATACTGTAATTGGATTTGACCCTGCTATGGCAGGTAATGCTGCATTTGTAGTAGTTGCATACAACAGGGCAGATGGAAAGATTTATGTGTTGGATTGTGTCAACATGGAAGAACCCACACCACAAAAGATTCGGGCAACAATTGAAGAACTCGTTATTAAATACAAGCCACAAGAGTTCCGAGTTGAAATCAACGCCCACCAAAAAGCCTATTCCCTTGACGAAGAGTTACGAGGGTGGCTTGCTGGATACGGCGTACGCCTTGACGCACACTTCACAGGGAAAAACAAATGGGACACTTCGTTTGGTGTTGCATCAATGTCTAACCTCTTTGGCACTATCCGCGAAGAGAAGTTCCAGAAAAACAATATATTAGAACTACCTTCATCTGAAGGTTCTGAAGGTATCAAAGCCTTGACTCAGCAACTACTAACGTGGAAGCCAGAGACTAGAGGCAAGACAGATACCGTTATGGCTTTGTGGTTTGCCATCATTCGCATCCGCGAACTAATGCAATCTGCAAGCCGAACATCGCAATACGCAAACAACCGCTGGGCAACTCGTGCTCAGATGAACCAACGCCTTGCAGTTAATCTCGATGAGATGTTTGCGGAGCAATGGCAAGAAAACTTCGGATAAGGAAAATAACATGGCAGTGCAAAAACCTACTAAACAGCAAATTGCTCAGGCTAAAGCCCGTGCAGGCGGAAACAATCCAATCAAAGTTACTAATGCTGGTTTAAAGAAACTTGGTAGTGCTGCACTTATTGCTGCATCATTTACTCCAGTAGGTCGTGCTGCTAAAATTGCAACTACTGCCGTTAGGGCTAGTAATGCAGCAAAAACTGCTAGGGCAACTAAAACGCTTGCTACATCTAAGGCTGCTGCTGCTAAGACAGAACAAATTGCTAAGAACTCTGTAAAAGTGCTCCCTCGTAAGACAGCACCTAAAACTGATTTATCTAGCCGTGGTGCTAAGCCAACTAAATCACAACGCTCAGAACGTGCTAGTGACCTTTACTTTAATAAAGCAGAAGGTAGATGGGAAGGCGAGTACCTTACTAAAATGACTGGCCTAAGAGGACCTAAGGGTGTAACTTCTCAAAGTACCCGTGGCCAAGGAGAGCGTTCATTGCGCAAAACAGCCGCTATTAAAAAAGAAGCAAAGCCAGTAGTTAAGATTAATTCACAGCGCAATTTAAAAAAGAAGTAATAGTTTTTAATCAACCGTTAGGACAATAATGGCATTAACAATAGAGCAGGTAACGGCACGGGTTGAATCCCTTCGTTACCGTAATCACGAACGTGATGCACGCAACCTTGATGTACTTGCCGTACGTAAAGGAAAGATTGCTCAGGTATATCCTAACTTCTTTCCAGAAGGTGTTGATGCTAACGTAGTAGCAAACTTTATTGATATTGTTGCTCGTGACCTATCAGAAGTTATGGCTCCGCTTCCAGCGGTTAACTGCTCTGCAGCCAATCAAGTATCTGATAGAGCACGTACTTTTGCTGATAAGCGTACTCGTATTGCCTCTAACTATTTCCAACACTCAGACCTAGCAGTACAGATGTACTCAGGTGCTGACTGGTATCTAACATATGGATTCGTCCCTTTCATTATTGAATTAGACGATGAAGCAAAACTGCCACGTATCCGCATAGAAAATCCTATTGGGGCTTACCCAGAGTTTGACCGCTATGGACGTTGTGTGGCATTTGCTAAGCGATACTCTCTAACACTTGGTGAACTAGTATCTCAGTTCCCAGAGTACGATAGAGAACTTCTTGGAGAAGATGGTTACAAGCAAGACCTTAATGCACAGATTGAAATGGTTCGTTACTACGACAAAGACCAATCTATAATCTATGTACCACGCAGAAGCAATCTAGTTCTTTCTCAGGCTGCTAATCCGCTTGGTAAGATGATGGTTGTTGTAGCGCGTAAGCCATCTATTGATGGTGAACTACGTGGACAGTTTGATGATGTACTAGGTATTCAGTTGCTGCGCAACCGATTTGCATTACTTGCAATGGAAGCAGCAGAGAAGTCAGTACAAGCACCAATTGTTCTACCACAAGATGTGCAAGAACTTATGCTTGGTGGAGATGCTGTTATTCGTACAGCCAACCCAGCGGGTGTTCGTCGTGTAGAACTTACTTTGCCGCAGGGTGCATTTACAGAACAACAGGTTCTTAATCAAGAACTACGTGTTGGTACACGATACCCTGAATCTCGTACTGGAAACATAGATGCTTCTATTGTTACTGGTCAAGGAGTACAGGCTCTTATGGGAGCCTTTGATACACAAGTTAAATCTGCACAAGCAATCTTTGCTGCAACACTTCGGGACATTATTAGTCTTTGCTTTAACGTAGATGAAATGATTTATCCAGAAGAAAAAACAATTCGTGGAGTAGATTCAGGTTCACCTTATGAGATTACATACAAGCCAACCAAGGACATTAAGAGTGACTACTCTGCTGATGTTCGTTACGGCATGCTTGCTGGTCTTAATCCAGCGCAAGGTCTTATCTTTATGCTTCAAGCACTTGGAGGAAAACTCATTAGCCGAGATATGGCTATGAGAGAACTACCATTTACAGTTAACGTAACACAAGAATTAGAAAAGATTGAAATTGAAGAGATGCGTTCTGCACTCCTTGGTTCACTTACGGCATATACACAAGCAATTCCACAGATGGCTACTCAAGGTCAGGATGCTTCAGATGTAGTTCGTAAGATTGCTGCGGTAATAAAGGCTCGTCAAAAGGGACAAGCATTAGAAGATGCAATAGAAGAAACCTTTGCTCCGCAGCAACAGGTTCCTCCTGCTGGTGAACCAACTAATACGGTTGAGCAAATGTCCCCTGCTCCCGCTGGTCCGCCAGCAGGAGGTTCTCCAATTGCACTACCGCAGGGAAGACCAGATTTGCAGACAATACTTAGCAGCATGACGGGCGAAGGTCAAGCACGAAGCGCAGTACGGACAACTAGAGAACAGGCAATTTAAGGAGTAAGTCATGGCAACACCTCGCAAGAGAACCACAAAGGTTAAAACGGTTGCTGATGAGAGTTACTCAAAGTTAGACCAGTATGCAATTGAATTACATGAGTTTTTTAAATCATTGCGCAGAGCAGGATTTACGGTTGATAATTCATTATGGATTTTATCTGCAAAAGAAATGCATCCTGAATGGATGCAGACAGCACCTACATTAGAAGACATTAGAAAATATATGGACGAGGAGGACGAATAATGACAACTGCACCAGAAGGTCGTGGTGGTTACCGTCAGCCTGAGAATCCAGCACCTGTATCAGGTCCTGGTGCGCTATCGCAGCGCACAGATGGTGGCGCTATTGAAGGTATGACACAGCCACAGCAAGATTACACAGGGTTTGCTTATGGTCAAAATAGTGGTACCAACAGCATGCAAGGTATGGCAGATATGGCTGGCAATCCTTTTGCAATGCCAGGAACTACATCATTAAATGCTCCTACCGAACGTCCAGATGAACCAATGACTTTTGGTATTCCTTTTGGTGATGGTCCAAATACATTAAACCTTCCTGATTCAAAGCCAGATATTTATAATGTATTAAAAGATATTGCTCAGTATGACCGTAGTGGAGATACCGAATTAATTTTTCGGATGCTTAACGACAGTGGGTACTAAGTGGCTCAGGTACCTTTAGACCCATCTGTAATTAAAGTTAGTCCTGGTTTTGCTGACGCTGTAAAAAATGCAAACCTACCACCAGCACAACGTGGCATGGTTGAACAGATGTCACAGACATATGTCAAGGCTTCTAGGCTTCTTAAATTGGGTGAAGAAAAGGCTCGTAAAGAGTTTCTTGACTTAGACCCAATTGTTCAAACAAATATTCGTACGCTTCATCCTAACCAAAAACGGTTTGAACCAGAACAAAATCTTTTGGGTAAGGCTTTACAGTTTGCTGGCAATGCAGCAACTGGTGCTGTAAAAGGTTTCTTTAGTCCAATTGTTAAAGGTTTTGAATTTGCAGGAGTCCTTAGTAAAGTTGCTAATACTACAGGTAACGTACTACAGCAAACTGCTTATCAAGATAAACCCTTTACTAAAAAAGTTTTATCTGACTCATATAATGGAATGAATCAATGGCGCTGGGATGATGTTGCTGCCTATGAAAAGAAGTACGGCAAAGCCCTAACTACACTAGCACGTGGTGCTGCAGAGTTTAAGACTCCTGGTGAGTCTATTGATTTGTATGGCAAAGGCATTGATGCTGAAATGTATGAAGCATTACTGTTCCAAGTAAATGAACCAGTAAAGTTTCAAAAACTTCTTGATGAAGTTAAACAAGGTTCTCAACTTAGTCCTGGTCGAAATTTAGCAAGACCTCAAACCAATGTTGGCGGTAACTCTAATAGTTGGGCTGTTAAAGTTGCCAAGAAACTTGGCTACGATGTAACTACAACTGAAGGTCAAGTAGAAGCCAGTAAGTTAGTTTCTGGTCCAATAGATGCTGCATATCAAATTTTAAATCCAGCAGACCCACTTAACTGGATTGGCGTAGGACCAGTAATTAAAACAGCCACTAAAGGTATCGGCGGCATAAAAGTTGGTTTAACTGATGCTATTCAATTTGGCGGTTTTAGAAATCGTGGAGACCGTCTAGCGCAGCAGTATCAATTTATCGCTGAACGTGGTGGCGATATGGGAATTAAAGAAGCAACACGTTTTGTGTTTGGCGAAAAAGATGTTGTTAAGTTATGGGATGAACAACTTGGTCCTGTTGTAAAAAGATTTGCAGATGCTGAGACTAAAGCAGAAAAAGCAATAGTATATCGTGGCATTAAAGAAGAGTTCCCTGAGTGGGCTAACGAAAGTGTTGTTAGAGAACTAGCAAGTGCCCAAGCGTTTGATTCTACTTCCGCTCAAAAGTTTTTCCAAATGGGCGAGAATGGTAGATACTTACTTGGCTTACGTGTTGATGGTACTGACTTCTACCGTAGCGGCATCCCAGTTGCTAGACGTTCACGAATGTTTAGAACTGCTCTACAACAAAATATTAGCAAAACTTTGTCTGGTGATTTAACTGGCGAAGAACTTAAATTGCTTGATATATCTGCTAAAGAAGCAGTTGACAAACTTAAGTTGACAGCAGCAAAAGAAGATAGTTTACTATCTCCAATGTTAGATGAAATTAATCGTCTTAACAAGGAAATGCAAACAACTACAAGCCGTGCAGTAAAAATGCTTTCACGTGCTCCTGGTCGTATTCTTTACGGACCAGACGCAATAAAAACTATTGATGAGGTTCGCAACCTACTGCATGTTGTTGGCTTTCCACGCCACTACGCAGATGTTATGGCTGAGCATTATGTAGATGAATCAGTTGAATATCAAGTTACTATGATTCGTAATCTATACGCAGCATTCTACAAAAAAATTGGAATGAACGGTCAAACAAATGGTGATAACCATATTGACGAACTATTAAACTCAACCTTCAATGAGAAGGCTGGTATGACTAGCGTTACTCGTGTTGAGATTCCACAAGGTTGGGAATCAGAATTACCTCGTGCTATCTATAAATACGATAACGATATACCAATTTTAACAAGCCGTGGAATTATCCACCCTGCTCAGGTTGCAGAAGGTATTGCTCCAATTAACTTTGACCTTGCATTTGAGTTTGCTGCAGCAGATAAATTATCAGGTAAAGCAAGTTTTATAAACGTAATTAATGGCGGCGCTCGCCATCCGTTTACACGTAAATACAATGACTGGTGGACTAGGTATACTCTTTATCCTCGTGCTGGCGTAAGAAATGCTATTGACGAGATTTCATTTGCTGGGTTAAGTGCACCCGCATCAGATTTGCTGGCTTTAGCAACGGCTCCGTTGAATGCAACTGGAGCGCAAATTAGAGTTGCTACTGCTGTTACTGGTTCTAGTTCTGGCGTTGGTATGTACAAGCGTGGAGTATTTAAACTATTTCCACACTTAGACCCACGTAGAAAACTTCCAGCGGAAGCACGCCGTAAGATTCTTGAAGACCTTGCAGGCGATGGTCCCATCGGCAATGTTATGCAGGCTGAAATTATGGAATCTACTATAGAACGTGCAATTTCTTTTTATGGCAATACGTTGCCTGCTAATACTTGGGATGCAATTCGTTTAGTAATGAAGCACAACCCACACATGATTGATTCAGTTGCGCAATCTGTTAGTGCAAAAGCAAGCATGTCTTCTAGAGTTGATGTTGAGTACATAGATTCTATGTTTACTGGTAATGCTTGGGATAGATTCTTTCAAGAACAAGGACTCAAAAAGTCTAAGATATTTACCCCACGCGAGTTAAGTAAAATGAAAGACAAAGAACGCGCTATGGCGTTCTATGATAACTGGGTACTACGTTTTGGTTTTAATGGTCAAAAGGTAGCACCTGGTGTTTATGTTAACCCAACACCTTTCTTCTTTGCTAATAATGGTCTTCGTGACTCTAAAGACTTAACAAAGGCTCGCAGAGATATGCTTGAGCAAGTAGGTATTCGTTATGATGATGAGACTGGCTTGCTTGTTCCACGTAAAGATTCAGAACTTGCAACAAAGTTTGTCTCTCCTTACAGTACTACTGCTTATTATCGTGAACAAGGTTTATCTGACATTGACATTGCTGATGCTACTATAACAAATATGTTGTTGGATATGAAAACACTATTCCATGGTAGTACTAATGGATTTAACGACACGTTATTTAATCTTATTAAGCAAAAGCGTACAGCAATTCTTAAAGAAGCAGAGGCTAAAAATCAAACTCCTTTTGATACTTGGTCAAAGGCTATTGAAGTAACAGAATTTAAAGAATTTGAAGACGCAACCTTAGGCATGATACCTACATCTGGTCAAGTTAACACACGTTTGGTTAACATTCCTGGTGAAGGATTTGATGCCACAGCATTTGCAGAGTTTGAAGGTCTTGGTTCGTTCTTCCAGCGTTTTGGAAACTGGACAATGGATGTAATGGATGCTCAAGTAAATGGTATCTACCGTCAAAAAATGTTATGGATTACAGTTACACGTAATCTAAGTGAGTTAAAACCATTTCAGGCTAACATTGCTAAAGACCATCTTGATAATTTAATAGCAATGACTCCTAATCCAGGTCCAAAGTTTTTGGAACGGGCTACACAACAGGCTAATGACTTGGCTGAAAAACAAGTTGTTGAATTGGCATGGTCGGATGCTACAAATACATTGTTAAAGTATGTAGATAATCCTGCGGTACGTTCTAATCTTGCAGTATCTGTACGTTCAGTAGGACGATTCTATCGCGCAACAGAAGATTTCTACCGCCGTGTGTTCCGCCTTTACACAAAGGCTCCACTTCGTGCGCTGTATCGTATGCGTTTACTACACCAAGGATTAGAAGCCAATGGTGATGTGTATACAGATGAGCAAGGTAATGATTACATTATTTTCCCTACAGATGTTGTTATTAATAACGTACTAGAACCTGCAGTACGTAGATTTACTGGTAATGATAGTTTTAAAATTCCAGTATTTAATGACCTTGCTCTTAAATTACGTTTAGTTAACCCTTCGTTCTCCCCAGATGCGGGGCAACCAACACTATCTGGTCCTGCTGCTGCTGTAAGTATGCTTGCAATAAAGGGATTACTGCGTAACAACTTCTTTTTCCTACCGTCGTCTGCTAAAGAAAAAATTAATGTATTCACAAATGCAATAGCCGATGAGATTGATACAATTGCACTAGGTAATATTGGTGCTAGTCTAGATTTATCTCGAGCAATCACTCCTATGCTTTTCCAGGGTGTATGGGGTTCTATACAACCAGCAGAAAAAGACCGTCAAAAGGTTAGTGCTGGTTTACAGGCTATTTCATATCTTGAAGCAGCAGGTAATGGCGCTCCACGCCAACAAGACTATGTTGGACGTGAAGACGAGTTTGTCAAAGCCAACTCAAAGTACTTAAAGAACGTAAGATGGGCTGCATCTAACATTGTTATATTCCGTAACATGTTTGCTCAGGTTTCACCTGGGCAACCATCACTACGCGAGACTGCAACTCTTCCTGATTTCTTAAAGCAAGCAGGACTTACCAGTCCTAATGCTCAGTTCTGGGATTTGTATAACAGTATTCTTAAAAATGATGGCGCTAATTCTGGCAATGCATGGGATTTGGCTCTTGCTACATTTGTAGGTAAGAATCCTGGTAAGGCTGCATTTATTGAACCACGTAATAACAAAGAATATAAAATCTTTATTAATAAAACAGACAATGTAAAGAACTGGGCTATAAAGAACACACGATTCTTAGATGATTATAAAGAATCGGCATGGTTATTTGCGCCTAAGGTTGGCGAATATAATCCAGATGTTTACTCATGGATGCAGGGTTTTAATCTTGTAGATGTACCATCGTTTGAGAATTACCTAGACCAAGTACGTTTAGCAGTTGATAAAGACACATACTTTAAGATTAAAGACAGCGCTGATAATCAACTTAAAATAACCAATGATACAACATTGCGTACCTTTATTATTGCTGATTCAGAACGCGCACGTTCTGCAATGCTTGCAGCAAATCCAATGCTTGCTGCTGAAATCAAAGGCAATATACAAGACCAAGGTACTCTGGGCAAAAGATTGTATAATCTTAATGCAGCAATAAGAGACCCTAAGGCTCCTATCAGTAAAGAACTAAGAGCAACATTTAGATTTGTACTAGATGAGATTAATGGATTTGTAATCTTTGCTAATGATAATGATGAAAAAGATGCTTTTGATTACTCAGGTAGAAAAGCAAGTGAGAAGGATAGAGTGCAAGCAATCATTAATAACTTATCTGAATCAGTACCAGAAATTAAAGAAGCAAGTCGTTTAATTTTAACACCACTACTTAACACATACTCAAGAGATGTTATCTCTGCTGCAGTGAAGAAGGGTTCATAACACATGGCTAAAACAGCAGATGAAGCAAGAGCCGAAGCGGCTAAAGCAGAAGCGGCACGTGTAGCAGCAGAAGCAGCAGCGGCTGCTGACACCTCAGCACTAGCAAAAAGATTTGGTCCAGGCGGAGATTTAAGTATTCAGCAAGACCCGTATGGCAATTATCGTCTTAGTCAAAATAGGAGCGGTAAAAGTGAACGTGTTTACTTTGTCCCTTCATCTACTAATGGTGCAAACTGGAGTATTGCTACAGAGTCAGATATGTTAAAGTTGTATAAAACATATGCAACATCAAGTGGCGGTTTAGAAGCATTACGTAAAAAACTATATGAATTAGGTTTTATATCTAAGCCTGACTATACACGTCAAGATGAATCATCTTTTAATAATGCAATCATTGATGCAGCAAACTCACACACAATGGAGCAGGTACAAAAGTATACACTTAATCCTGGTCAGAAGGCTTATAAGTTTGATACCTTTGCTGCGTGGTTGGGTACTAAGAAATCTACCATAACAGGAGATACTCCTAAACCACCAGACATTGATACACAACTTGAGGCTACACGAAGAAAAGATGCTGACCAAGATATTCAAGGATTTATATTTGAATTAACTGGGATGAATGCAACTCAAGAACAAAAAGATGAATATTATAGACTGCTTACAGAAGAACAATTAACTGCTAGTCGTAAGGCTACAAAAAAGAATACAGTACAAACAACAACAGGTGAGTTTCTTAATGAAGATGACTACTTCCGTATTGCATCAAAGGTTGTTGCTCCTTCTTTAAAGGGCACAGCATTAGAGGGTATTGATAAAATAGGTGGTAAGGTAGCAAAACAAATTCTTGAACTTAAAGATTTTGCTGGTGAGTACGGTATCCAATTAGATAGCAAGCAAGCATTTGATTATGTTTCTTCTGGGCTAACCGTTGGCGGCAGTCTTAATACTGGTGCACTTGATACTCAAAAAAATACTATCCGTCAATTGTCTAAGGCTTTCTATGGCAACATAGGGTCGTTAATTGATGCGGGTGTTAAGCCCGTTGATATTGCTAACCAATTTGCTGCATTAAAAAGCAAGGTTCTTGAGAAGCCAAGTAACGCATTTAGTATCTTTGATAAGGATATTCAAAACGCAATAAAGAATAGTGGAAAATCAGGTGTCATGAGTTTTGATGATTACACAAAATACCTAAGAACTTCTGCAGAAACAAAAGAAGATTTTAGAAAAACTAAAGGTGCTCGCGAAGAAGCAGCAAACTATGCAACTAGTATCCTTAGGTCATTCGGATTGGTAGGTTAAAGCAATGGCTGAATCTTTACAAACTTACTTAACAACTAAAACCTGGACCCGTGCTGAGTGGAATGCGGCTCAAACAAATGGAACAGAAGGCGGTTTTGTTGCAGATGCCACACAGAGAACTACTTATGAACAATACTTAAAAAATGCTGGCTTTAAAGATGAAGCAGAAGCAATGGCAAAGCGCGCAGAACAAGATGCTTCTGGTGCTATATTTGGTGCAATTCAAAATGAGGATGTAAAAAAACAATTAGCAGAGCGTAAAATAACTCCTGAATATGCAAAAGAGTTAGATGACGCACAGGCAAAAATTCGCGCAGAAGAAGCAAAGAGAGTTGCTCTATTATCTAAAGGATACATTACTGGTCAGGAACCAGTATACATTCCTGGCACTCCTGAGAATAAAGCATTTTGGGAAGCAGAAATTGCTAGAGCGCGTTCAACAGGTACAACACCTGAACCACCTGATGCTTACTTAGATGCACAGGCTTTTGCTGCACGCTATGAGTTGTATAACAGATACGGAGCAACTAAACCAACTTACAACAGTTGGAATGATGCAAAGAAACAATATGAAGACCTACCAAATCCTTACTACAACCCAGAAGTTCTGGTACCTAAAGTTGGTATGGGTAATGACTGGTACAAATTAGAACGACAAAAATGGTCAACTGTAAAACCAGGTGTTGGTTCAACGGCAGCAACAGAGACTGCAAACCTTGCTATGGAATCATTCTTTCAAAGGACAGTAGGTGGCTTACCAGCAGGGTATCGCTTCTTTATGCGCGTACCTGGTGATATTGCTGCTGGGGCAGCAGGACCTACTCCGACACCTATTAAAACTAGAGTTAGTTCAGGACTAGATAGCAACGGTAATTTTGTTATAAATTACAGTGATGGTTCTAAGCAAGTTACAGATAAAAAAGGTGTTATAACAACCACATCATCAGATGGCAAGGTTATTCCAAATGATACTGCAGTTGATGGTTTTGGTAAACCAGCAGGATGGATGCTGGGCGACCCCGACCCAACTGCTACAACTAAAACTGTAACTAGTACAACAACAGATGCCAATGGCAATATTATTACAAAGTACAGTGATGGTTCTTCAACTAGCACAAGTAGTACTGGAGTGGTCACTACAGTAACAAATGCTACAACTACTACAAATACTGCTGGTACAAAAACTCTTGTATCAACGCAAGTTGATAGTGCAACTGGCGATACTATTGGTTATTTTTCTGATGGTTCACAGAATGTTCTCAATAAAGGAACTGGTCCTGTTCGCTCACAAGAGTTTAAAGATTCTTATGCCTTGCTCGAATCAACATTTCGTAGTTATGGTTTGGATTCTTTGGTACCAACAATCCAGGGCTATATGGACCGCGACCTTGGACCAGAGCAGGCAGCCGTTGAATTACGTACCGCTCCAGAATATATTGAACGATTCAAGGGCAATCAATTAAGACTTGCTGCTGGCAAGAATGCTTTATCTGAAGATGTATATCTATTAACAGAAAAAGCATATGACCAAACATTAACATCATATGGTCAAGCAAATTACTTTGGTATTGATAGAAAAGCAAAACAGGCTAAGATGGCTGTAATCATTGGAAATGATATTAATGCTGATGAGTTTAGAAGTCGTGTTGACCTAGCAGTAGCACGTGTTTCTAATGCTGACCCAACAATCAAGAAACTACTTAAAGACTTTTATCCGAACATTAACGATGCAGACTTGGTTGGTTACTTCCTAAATCCAGCAGAAGGTCTACCTAAGTTAACTGAAAAAGTTACATCTGCTGAAATTGGTAGTGCGTTTCTTGGACAAGGTTTGGCTTACACTCGAGAAAAGTCTACTGAACTTGCACAGTATGGTATTGACCGTGCTGGCGCACTTAAAGGTGCTGCAGACATTAAAGAAGTATTACCAGAATCTGAAAAGTTTACCAATATTTATGGTGAATCAGGCATTAAATATAATCAACAAACTGCAGAAGAAGAGTTCCTTAAAGACAATCAAGATGCAGCAACTAAGCGTAAACGTTTAGCATCTATGGAACGTGGTTCATTTAGTGGTTCTGCTGGTAATGCACCAGGTGCATACAGTACGGGTTACTTAAAGAAATCTTCAACAGCAGGCTTAATATAAAATAGAATCCTATGTGACCGACCAGCCCACATAGCGTAGAAGACTGGTAGTAAGAGCCAGGCTAGTTCCCCGACTAGAATCTGAGGCTTGCGATTCAAACGAATAGAAGGGTGGGTTGCTATGAGCAACAACTACTGGGATGAAGACGAAGACGACCAAGATACAGACAACGAAGTGCAGATGGATGGAAGTGACTTACTTAAAAAGTTACGGAAAGCCAAGCGCAACGATGAAAAACGTATTAAGGAACTCACTGAGCAACTTGAGGGATTATCCAAGGCGCAGCGTGAGCGTACAGTCAAAGAGGTCCTAGAACAGAAGGGTGTCAATCCAAAGGCACAACGATTAATCCTAAAAGACTTGGATGAAGTTAGCGAAGAGTCAGTTAATAACTGGCTTGCAGATAACGGAGACCTGTTTGGATTAACACAGCCAGAGGTAAACGAAGAACAGCAACTAAATCGAGCAGCCTTACGGCAGCAAGATGTAGTTACTCAACTTGGTACGACCCCTGACCGAGCAGAAGATTTATTAAGTCGAATTAATAATGCGGCATCCGCAGAAGAACTTAACTCAATCATCTTCTCTCAACAGTAATTTACATAGTAATTTCACAACTCACCTAGGAGGTGAACAACAATGGCTAATGCATATACATCCTCTACTGGCAATCTCGCTGGTACCGCTGGTGCTGCAGGTCTCGTCCAAAAGGCGTATGACCGACTATTAGACTTTGCGTTGCGTTCAGAACCCCTAATTCGTAGTGTCGCAGATAAGAAGCCCACTAAGTTAGCAAACCCTGGCTCAACCGTAGTCCTACAACTATACGCAGACTTGTCTGAACAGACAACTGCTTTGACAGAATCAACTGAGCGCGACTCAGTACAGATTGCTGCTCCAACATCAGTTACTATTACTCTTGCTGAGTACGGTAACTCTGTCCTTGTTACACGTGCTTTGGAACTCTTCAGCCTTGCTGATGTAGACCCAGCAATTGCTAACATTATCGCTTTCAACCTTGCAGGTTCAATTGATACAGTTGCACAGACTGAACTTCGTGGTGGCAGTAACGTCATCTACGGTGGTACACGTACTAACACAGTAACAATTGCTGCTACAGATACAATCACTTCTGCTAACATCCGTAAGGCTGTTGCTAAGTTGCGTTCAGGTCTGTCAGTTCCTCGTAAGGGTTCAATGTACTGGTGTGGTATTCACCCAGAAGTTTCACACGACCTTCGTGCTGAGACTGGTGCTGGTGGATGGCGTTTGCCTCACGAGTACAACTCAAATGAAAACATTTGGGCTGGAGAAATTGGTTCATACGAAGGTGCTT